CCTTAGAGTCATTGGCTCCTTTACTCCCCACTGATGTTGATTACGGCAGTAACATTGATTTGTTAGGTGTAGCTTTTAATGCTGCTGTTGTAAACAAATTCAATAAGAACGGTGATGGGATGGACAGTGCGACAGCTGTGAAGTATACCAAGAATTTTATACATAAACCTACTAACATTGAGCATGACAAACAAAAAGTTGTTGGTCACATAGCTTCGGCTGGTTATAGCTCGTTTGGAGATAATAAATTATTATCAGAAGAAGAAGTAAAAACGCAAAAACAACCCTTCAATATTGCATTGGGCGCAATTATTTATAAAGGAGTCAATCCTTCTTTTACTAAATTAGTTGAAAATTCTTTAGACCCAGAAGATGGCAGTTATCAAAAGGTATCTGCTAGCTGGGAGGTTGGTTTTAATAGTTATGTTTTAGCTGTCGGAAGTGACCTATTAAGTGAATCTAGAATTATCTCTGACCCTGATCAAATACTTGAATTACAGGGGTTTTTAAGAAGTTTTGGTGGTAATGGTAAAACCGACAAAGGTGAGACTATCAATAGGTTAATCATGGGTGACATATACCCACTTGGTATAGCTTATACTTTGAACCCAGCAGCCCAAGTTAAAGGTCTGTATGGAGAACCACCTAAAAAGTCCCAGTTTTTTATAAAGGACAAAAGGGATAAAATTTCACAAAACCGTGAATTAAATGTAAACAACGAAAAGAACTTTATCGACATGGAAATTGAAAAGACTCTTAACGAACTTAAGGAGCTACTTAGTGAGAAGAAATTCTCCAAAGAAGCTGTCGCTTCGATGACTGACACTTTTGCAGACGCTATCCGTCAGCGGGATGAACAATACCGCAAGGATGTCGAAGCAGAAAAGACAGCTAAAGAAGGCGCAATCAAGGAATACGAGGAGTTAAGATCCTCGGTTTCTGAGATGGAAGAGAAGTTGAATGCTGCCAATGAGCGCATTCTTGCTTTTGAACAGGACAAGAAAGCTGAAGAAGCCGTTGCCTCATTTAATGAGCGTATGGATTCTCTGGATGAGAAATTCCAACTTGATGATCAAGACCGCGAATTTCTTGCTACTGAGCTTAGGGATCTAGATGATTCTGATAGCTTTGAAGCATTTGCATCCAAGCTGGAAGTTCTTTGGAAACACAAAAACAAAGAGGTGCAAGCCGAATTTGATGCTGAGATTCAAGCTCGTATTGATGAGGAAGTTGCCAAGAGAGTATCTAACGCTTCTGAAGAAGAAGTCCAATTAGAAGAAGCTCTTGATGATGCTGAACCTACTGATGTTGGTGTTTCTAATGCAAACGAAGCTGTTTCTACTGAAGAGGCTTCTCTTCGTGACAGGTTTAAAAACGCATTTTCCCGCGATAATATTGAAATCTCTTAATTAACTAACTAACTAAAATCATGGCATTACGAATTTTACCATTCAGACAATACTCTGATCACGATGTTGTAAACTTGTATGCACTTGCTAACGCAAGTGTTAATACAGCTACGACAGACTCAGGCGCTGGCGATGCAGGTGTCTTTGTCAAGATCTCAGACGGTAACTTCGATAACGATCCTATTACCTATCAAACAAACGCATACCTTGGCGAAACCGCTAGTTATCCGTTTTTAGGCACTACGGAGATGTATCCTGAAGTTAATCTCAAAGTTACACCCGCTACTTCTGGTGATATCCCACTTGGGATGACCCTGTATCAGACGGCTAAAAATGATGAGAACGGAGAAAAACTCCTTTACAATCCAACCAAGCGCGAAGAGCTGCAAGCAATGCTTCCAGGTCAAGCCGTCCCCATCGCTACTAAAGGTATCTTTACCTTAGCATCTGCTGCTGTGGATACTCCTGCTCCTAGTGTGGGTGATGCAATCGTTGTTTCACACACTAGTGCTGGTAAAGTTTCTGGAGTTGGAAGAGGCGTTGCTGGAGTTACAGGCGATCGTGTGTTTGGTCACATTATCGGAACGGGCAACCGCCCGAATACAGGAAACACCACAGATCAATTCTCTGGTGATTATATAGTTGTATCGTTCGATTGTAACGCTGCCCGTTAATTAGAAAGGATCTTATACAAATGAAAATTACTTTAAAAAGAACTCCCGAACAAGTCGAGCTTATCAAAGCTATGGCTTCTCGCAATCGCAATGTTGCTTACGAGGCACAGGTCGCTCTTGCTGAATTCATCGGACCAGTATTGGCCGAGGTTCTCAACAATGCTCCTACCGTTAGCAGCCTTTTCCAGTCGCTTCAGTTCGACGCTGATGACAATCCAAGCATTCCGCTTGATCTTTACTACGACATCGCTGACGAAGATTACGTCAAGGTGTGGAGTCAGAGTCATGCTGGTGGACTTCCTAGCAGTCAGGTTCTTCCGACTGTTTCCGAGTTGAAGGTCGCCACTTACACTCTTGATTCTGCTGTTGATTTTGATCGTCGTTATGCAGCTAAGAGCCGCATGGATGTTGTAAGCAAGACTTTCACCCGTGTTGCTCAAGAGATTCTTCTCAAGCAAGATCGCACTTCTGCGACTCTTGTTATGAGTTCTCTTGCTGGTGCATCTATTAAGTCTTCGCCACTTACTGCCAACACTCAAGTGTTCAGGACCGCTGTAGCAGACACTGTTCTTATTGATGACTTCAATAAGCTCATGACTCTTGCAAAGCGCGTCAACACTTCTTGGATTGGTGGAACTCCTACCACTCGGACTCGCGGTATCACTGATATCGTTTGCTCTCCAGAGGTTGTAGGAAGTATCCGCGCTATGGCTTACAATCCAATCAACACCGCTGCTGGCGTCACTACTGACGCTGCTGGTGGAACCGCAGGTATCACATCTAGTGTTGTCGCTGCTCCTGAACAGCTCCGCAACGAGCTTTATCAGAACGCAGGTCTCGACAGCTTCATGGGTGTCAACATCTTAGAATTCAATGAATTCGGTAAGGGACAGAAGTTCAACACTCTGTTTGATACCGCTGCTGGAGCCACTACTTACGCTACATTTGCAGGTGCTCGCACCGCAGTATTTGATGGCGCAGCAACTGGAGATGAAATCATTGTTGGTGTTGACCGCACTCGCGATTCGCTTATGCGTGTCGTAGCAACTGATCCTGATAGTCAGAGTGAGATGAATCTGGTCGCTGATGACCAGTATAGCATTCGTCAGAATAAGATTGGTTACTTCGGTCAAATCGAAGAGGGCCGTATTGTTCTTGACAATCGCGTCCTTCTCGGACTCATCAAGGGTGGTTAATCTAACCTTAACAAAAGAAGCCGTCCCTTCGGGGGCGGCTTTTTTTTTGTAATTTATTAATTAAGTGTATATAATAGTATATGGCTAAGAAGAAATCAGGTAAAAAGAAAAATGCTCCATATAAAGAGGTGACCACTGGTCAAGAGCAACCTGCAAAAAAAGGTCTTCTAGAGGAATTAGAGGAGCTTAGGAATGATGGAGAAACAAGCACTGCTAGATATCAAGAGTTATTGAAAGAAGTAGAAGTTATTTATGGGACTGGCGAAACCAATAACTTTGGCACGAATGACATTAATATTTTAAAAAGTAAACTCAGCAAAATGACTAAAGCAGATCTACAGTCTTTTGCTAGGAAAGTAGGTATTAATCCATACTACCAGCCGAATGCATTGAAAGACAATATTATTAAAGAATTTAATAGATATCAAAGTAGAGGTAATATCTTTACAGCCCCACAAGAACAACCTGCGTTTGAGCTAGATCCTAATAATCCTCAACATAAAGAGCTTCTTGATTGGTTAAACATATAAAGATTGTGTAATAAATTACATGCCCAACGTATTAGAAGATCTCGCCTCTGGAATTGTTGAAACTGAATTCGACAGTGATACAAGCATTGCAACAGTGTCTGCTGTGAGTGGTTGGTTGTTTGAAAACTTAGGACAAGTTAATAATTACCTCTATACAGATTTTGCTGGAGAAACAGCTAGTGGCACTTATGGCGAAATGGATATAGAGGCTCAAAGTGTTCTCAAAGAGTTATACCTTTCTCATTACTACAATAAACAAGCCAGAAACGCCCTCAGAGGCATTACAGACTCATCCGTGAGTGGAGACAATGTTTTATCCTTGCGAGACGGTGAGAGCGCTGTGACGTTCATTAATCGCAATGAAGTGTCTAAGGTCTACAGGGGTCTAGCCAGCGACTGTATGGATAGGGTAACGCAGCTATCAGCTCAATATAATATATACCAAGCTCAACCCAGACAGCTGGGAGGAATAGATGCAAGTGGAGTCGGTGGAGTGACAGCGTTAACTTACGTTTAAACGCTTTTACGATAGATATCGTATAACTCTTTTTTGTCCTTAGCCCCTACTGAATCAAGTAATTTAGTAAGTTCTTCAGGCTTTGCTTTAGCAGCGAAGTTTTTTAACTTTTCTATAGTTCTGAACTTCTCAACCAAAAAAGCGCCACCTACCTTTTTAGGGGTAGGTGACGGCTTTATAAATGGTTGAAGCCCTATTGAGTTTTTAGTGTCAAGCTTCTTAGGAGTCATTGTCTTAGTTGTTTAATCCTCCGTCTACGCCGTTAAATCCTGAACGTGCTGTTACGTTAGCTCCACTCATGAACAATCCAGCTGCTGTATCATCAACTCCACCGATTTGAGCAGAGACGGTAATGTCTACAGTCTGGTTAGATCCGATTGCACTAGAGTAACTTTCGCTATCTACTTTACAGCCTTTTAGGGTGTATTGTGCAGCTGGTGCTCCAGCTTGATCTTTAATAGTTATGTTAATTTCTCTCTCACTTTGAGCTAGCTCATCAGCTAACTGATAAGCTTCTGTTTCGTTAACAAGAGCACTAATGCTCATGCTGATATCAATTGGGAAATCAACTTCGCGAGCGAATGGGAATTGACTACCAAGCCTTTGTAAAGGAGTTCTGCTCAAAGGAACACTTATCGAAACACTTTGAACATGAGCGTTTCCATCACCAGTAAGGTCTACTAAAGTCTCACCATTGATAGTTCCAATATCTAAAAGAATATCTCCTGGACGTAAAGCTGTTGGGCCGCTACCTGGACTTGCGACAGGGGGTGGAAGAGCCACACCTGCTGTGAGTGCAGTGCCGTTCTCTTGGTCAATCGCTGGAGTATCAATTGAAGCGCCTCCGTCAATTTCACCACGAACATTAGCGCCTTCCATAGTTACAGATACTGTCGGAATAGCGCCAACTGAAAGATCCACGCTGTAGTCACTTAAGTAGCAATTACCGATTCCAATAACGTGATCATCGGAACCAACTGCTCCTGCACCATTAACGTCTTTTCCTTCAGGGCCAGTAACAATAAATACGTTCTTACCAGAAGAAGCAATCATGTGACCTGATACAAACTGTTTTTCAGCCGCTCCTCCAGTTTTTACATAAAAGCCTAAAGCTTGTTCGTTAAATCCGTTTGATAGGTAATAAGAAAAGTCAGTCGTAACAGTAGGTGGATCAAGAATGATTGAGTCGATCCTTGCCAACTCACCGAATTGGTTAATATCTTGTCTGTTAATCGTGTAACTGAAATTGGCGCTTTGCACCCTGCTTAATTGTGAGTGATAATCTGCTATCTGAGATGCGGCAGTATCACTTACATATAAAGCCTCTGATTGGTAAATTACTCTGTTTCTGGCCATGATAAAAGATTCTTTCTCTTGTTTACAGTTTTCTTATTAAAATATGAAAAATTAGGTGAATCTAGTTCTAGCTTTACGCACATCGAAGTCTATAAAACCAACGTATAATTCATTTGCTATTATATTTCTTTCTCGGTCAGTCAGCTTTGCTGTGGTAACTTTTTCTATATAAAATTTATCATTACCATCGAATGGGCTAATAGTGCCAGTATAAGAATAAGTGTTGTCTTTTAAATCCCCAAGTTCTGTCACAGGATATTCTTTCATTGAAAGCTCTGTGAAACATTCATCAACTGAGTCCATAAAAATAGATAAAACACCATCTAACTGATAGGTGTCTTCAGCTAACACTACAGCATTAACATTTATTCTGCTATTTTGTAATCCACCCAAAGCAAAAGGTTCATTCTCTCCTCTTGTTGTAGATATAAACACAGCAGGGACTACATCATCATACGGTGTAATATTTGTCTCTGGACCAGAGGGCAATCTAGAATTAATAACATATTTGTTTTCTATTATTATGTCATCTTCTGTATCATTTGTTAAATAAACATTAAAATCTTTAACTGCAAACTCTCCAGTTACCGTAGATGTAGTTACATCTCCTGAGACTAAAGCTCTGCCATTATCAAAATCTAACACAATTCCGTCATTGCGCCCCGAAAAATTACCATCAATAAATACCCCTGAAGGAACTGTGGCTCCTGATACTGAAGAATCTGTGACCCATTGCTTATAAGAACTACCATAAGGTGTGAATCTTGAATCTAACCTATTATCTGTATAATTAAAAAGATTCCCTGTTTTATTAGTAAAAGCCTCCCCTTTTGTTAAGAGAAAGTTATCAAACCATAAAATGAATGAGTTTGTTATCTTATGTTGAAATTGTTCTTTCATTTTAATTCTTTAATTTTTTTTATATATTTACTTAAAAAAGAAGATATGTAAGGAACATTTTGAAATCTACCTTTTCTTACTTTTACACGGGTTTGAATAGCAGCTCCTGACCTTCCCGCATTTTTTCTTAATAAGAATCCTAATCCTGAAATACCTCTCTCTATGCCTTCTGCCCAACTACGACCAGAGACATACGGCAATGGCGTTACTGCAAATATTTGTTCTTTAGTGGGCATCGTGATTTCAAATTCTGAACCTATAAACCTACCTTTTGAGTCTTTTTTAAAAACTATTTGTGTTTTTTCTAATAGGTCTAGAATAGGGAGTATTGGTTGGTCGCCTTTACTAAAACCTATAAAAGCAAAAAGATTACTGATTCCGTTTAAAGTTCCACTTGTGTTAGAAGCTTCTGGACCCCCCAAAATTTCTTTTGTTATGGGATGATCCAAAAATTCAGAGATCATCTGTTGTTTCAATTTTTTGAAGCGTTTGTCTACTTCTTTTCTTATATCTTTTTTAGCAACTTTAGGCGCTTGCTTTTTAAGAGCTGCTATAACATCTGGATCTAGTTTTGCCATTAAGCTGATTCTACTGGACTTAAAACAAACTCGTAAAATTGATTTGTATTCAAACCCCTTGGTTTTCCATCACTTTCAATAATAAATTTTGTGCCGTCAAATTCCACTCTACGAGCTTCATTGATGTAATTATAGCCATCTACTTTTACTACGATGCGGACTGTTCCATCAGCTACAACAACTTTATTTTGTGTTCCAGCTTGCTCTGCTGGTCCATCATCAGTAAGATATGATGTATCCATATCATCGTAATATATACGTGCTTGAAAAGTCTCAGATTCTATACTATACTCAACAGAGCTATCTGTTCCTGTATTTGTCTTGCCATATAATGCATTCCAATTATCGTTAGATGCTATTAATGTTGTCTTCGCACTTTTATAGACAGTGATTGTTTTAGCGAACGTATCATGCAGGGTGTCATTGAGCGCTCTTACTTTGTTTATTTGATTCTGTGATAAAAATCCCGCCATATTGATTTTTACACTTTTATTTATATAATAAGATAGGATTAAGGCATGAACGCTAAAAAAAGATTTAATTTAAGTTCACAAAGGGAAATATCTAAACTTTTTAAAGGTATGTTAAAAATGTTAGAGGATATGAAAGCGGATCACGATTTTCATTACCAAAAGCTCTACGAAAATATACCCGAAGAACATCATAATGTCTTAAATACTGCCAATCACTTCACACCTGATAAGGTTAACTGGATAAGAAAAAGAATTTTAGATTTGGGTAACGAATCTATTAGAAATTTGTGCGATGAAGCAGATAATTATAGTGTAAGTTTCGTTTTTAATAAGGAATAAGGTTATGGAATTTAAAGAATTATATGCTTTCCCTCTAGAGAAAGAAAAAGAAGTCGAAAAGACTCACACCAGAAAAAACAAAAAAGGAGAGGAAACCACTGTTACTAAGAAGTCTACAGTGAAAGTTCCAGTTCAAGTCAGGTTAAAAAGACCCTCTCGGCGAGAACTTGAAGATGCTGAATTAGAATACTCAGTAGAAATGAGTAGATGTGTCAAAAAGGGCATCTTGACAAAGGCTATGTTGTTTAAAAAATATAGTGACACTGGTGGAGTTTGGAGTGAAGACGAAGCTAAAAATTATGGTAAGCTGTATAGAGAAATATTTGATATACAAAATGAGTATGCTCGCATAGAAACAGCTGATAAAAAAACACCTGAACAAGAAAAAAGGTTAGAAGAGCTGAAAACATCTTTGGTGGAAATCAACAAGAAAATTGTCAATCATGAATCCACCATGCAAAACTTATTTGATCACACTGCTGATACTAAAGCTCAAAATCGTTTGTTGTTGTGGTATGCGCTAATGCTAACGTATGTTCAATACGAAGATGATGAATCACCGAAACCCTTCTTCGAGGGATCAGATTTTGAAGATAAGTTAGAAGACTATTATGAAAAAGAAGATAATACTGACGATTTTTATATGGCCATGATAAAAAAAGTTAGCACTATTCTTGCTTTCTGGTTTTTTAACCAAGCTTCAACTCCTGAAGAATTTAATGCGTTGATTGAAAAAGTCGAAAAAGGTGATCTTTGAACGAGGAATATTATATTTCATTGATAGGTGAGGCTTTCGATGGATATTCTGAAACCACACTTAACGATAAAACGGCTTACATAAAACATGTAAGCATAAAGGATCAAAGGTATCTTCATAAATATTATGAAAGATACAAAACCTTAGCTACACAAAAAGGTCTTGAAACTTCAGAGGAAAGACTGACTAGAGTTAAAAATGATGGAATGTGGTCTTCAGAAGATGATGGCAAAATATCATCGTTAGAGTTTGAGTTAAAAAATTTACGTGTAACACAAAAAAATCTACCACTGCCATCTCAGCGTCAAAAACTAGGTGAAGAAATAAAAGAAAAAGAGCAAGATCTTATTTCTCTAAAAAGTAAAAGAAAAGAGATTATAGGCAAAACCGCCGATGACTATGCCATGTCTAGAAGTGGCGATGAGATACTAAGGTTTTTAATATTTAAAGATCAAGATTTGACTGATCATTTTTACGGTGCTACAGAATTTGATGAATTAGAGGTTTGGGAGGTATTAAAGATCAACAAGTTACAGCTAGAGGTCAGTGAAAGATTAAGTGATAAGAAAATACAAGAGGCAGTTTTAAGACCTTTCTTTGGTTTATATCTCTCTCTTTTTGATGATGTGGCTGGTTTTTACGGAAAGCCAGTTGTTAACTTATCTCACTACCAATTAAGAGTAGCTTACTTTTCCAAGGTTTTTTATAATATATTCCAAAATGTCGAAGATATCCCTGATGACTATAAACAAGATCCTGAAAAATTGCTAGCGTTCGCAGACGCATCAAGAGATCCTAATAAGTCAAAAGCATTGGTTAAAGATGACGCTGATGGATCAGTTGTTTTTGGCGCTACAGATCAAGATGTGAAACATTTAAAGGGCAAAAAGGGTGACACTAAATTATCTGATGAATTAAAGAAACATGGTGGAAAACTAGATATGCAACAAATGATGCGATTAGCTGGGCATGATGTGTAAATCTTTGTGTAAATAATACAAAGGTTTAGGGATATGCCATTAAGATTACCAGCAGAAGTAGTAGGTTTAGAGAAAAGTATTGAGCAGCAAGCTAAAAAAGCTGGCAAGAATCTAAAGCTAAATTTAGGGACAAGCGCAAAAAGTATTGAGGGTTTATCTCAACCTTTAGGGCGTATTACTGGTAAAGCAGATCAGTTTACTAAATCTATGGAAGCAGCTAACGCTAGGGTGTTAGCTTTTGGTGCGTCTGTCGGTGTTTTAAATACTGTGACTCAAGCTTTTAAAGATCTTGTCACAACTACTATACAAGTAGAAAAACAACTAGCTAGTATCAACACCATATTAGGGACAACCACTAGTCAGTTAGATTCTTTTAAGAAAACATTATTTGATGTAGCTAAAAATACAGAACAATCTTTTAGTCTAGTTTCAAACGCAGCTTTAGAATTAAGTAGGCAAGGTCTGAAAGCAGATGAAGTTACAAGAAGATTAAATGATTCTTTAATACTTAGTCGTTTATCAGGATTAGGGGCATCAGAAGCCGTTGCAGGTCTGACAGCCGCTATAAACTCTTTCCAAAAAGAAGGGGTAACAAGTGCTGAAGTTCTCAATAAATTATCTGCGGCATCAATTAAGGCAGCAGTTTCGGAAAAGGATTTGATCGAAGGTATCAAGCGATCAGGTTCAGTTGCTACTCAAGCTGGAGTTAGTTTAGACGAATTAGTAGGTGTTATATCTGCGGTGCAAGAAAGAACAGCCCGAGGTGGCGCTGTTATTGGTAACTCTTTTAAAACAATTTTTACTAGGATTCAGAGCATTGATAAGTTGAAAACAATGCAAAACCTTGGAGTCCAAATTACGAATGCTTCAGGTGATATATTAAGTGGAACACAACTAATACAAAACTTAGGTAAGGCAATTGAGACATTGCCAGATGCCAAGAAACTTCAAATAGCAGAGAATTTAGTAGGAAAGTTTCAGATCGCACCATTCTTAGCTATACTGGAGGATTACAATTCTGAAACCTCTAAAGCTATTGAAATCACTAAGGTGGCGCAAGGAGCTTTTAGTGAGGCTTATGATCGAAACATAGCTTTAAATGAAACATTATCAGCAGCTATAAATAGTGTTGTAGTAAACCTTCAAGATTTAGCTAATACGTTAGGCGGAATAGGTGTTACAGATAATTTAAAAAATATATTAGATTTCTTCAATACTCTTACAGAAAATATTAAGGGAACTTTAGATGGAGAAGGAGCGGGTAGCACATTTGCAAAAGGTATAGTTAAAGGTATAGGAGCTGTGCTAAGTGGACCTGGATTAGCAATCTTTGGAGCTATCCTAGCAAGACTTACAATAGATTTAGTTAAGTTTGGAACTGGATCTCTTAAAACCTTCTTCGGTTTAAACAAAGCGGCACAAGAACAAAAATTATTACAAGGTCAAATCGCATCTACTCTTCTGACAAACAAAGGTATCCAAGATGCAATATTAGCTATAGAGAGACAGCAAATAAGCGCTGAAGAGAAAAAAGCGCAACAAACACAATTTTTTACCACTGCACTTAACGAGCAATTAGCTGTTATGCAAAGAATGCAAGGGATCGCTGCTACGGTGGCACCTGGAGTTGCAGCTGGGACAAGAAGAGGGCGAGCTGCTGGTGGATTTATTCCTAATTATAATGCAGTTATGGGATACGCTCCTAATTTTGCTGCTGAAAGCTCTGACATAGCTAAAGGTGTTGGGGGCGCTCCTAGATCTGCTAGACCTGTTGCGATACCTAATTTTAATTTTGGTGCAGGGCAGAGAGGCACAATGGTAGCAAACACTAGCGAGTTTGCTGTGCCTAATTTTGCTGGTAGTGGAGCGACTGCTATATTTAATCAAAATATGGCCTCAACTATGGGACTGCCATCTGGCGCAAAAAGCTTAGGTGCAGCTGGAGGTTTTATTCCTAATTTCGCGACATTTGGTGGTATTGAATCAGCTGAGTTAGAAAGACTTGGCTTAATGAAAGAAGGTAAAGGCGGCAGAGTTCCTAAATCTCCTAGTAAAATTAGAGATTTAATAAAAGGTAAAAATGCTAGTCCACAGCTTGTAGCAGCGGGACAAGCACTACTAGATGAAAAAGAATTAGGCAATACATCTTTCTTAGCGAATGTCCCTAAAGGCGGGGGTGGATTTATAATGTTGTTAGCTCAGAATGAAAAATTTAATCAAGATGGTGCTGACAAAGCTTTCAAAAATCCTTTTGTAAGGCCATCACCTAACAGTGATCAAGCTATTAGTTTTTTCGAGGGTGCTTCAGCTGGTGTAAATCCATTATTAAAGGACGCAGATACTAATCCTTCTAAAAAGTTTAGAAAATTAGCTAACTTAGATGAAATTTTGACTGAAGGGTTAGAAAAAGGAGTCGAAAAAACCATAGGAAATATCTTGTCCTTAATGAAGCCATCTTTAAAGATAGGTAAAGAAAATAGTCTTAAAGGGGATAGCATAGTTCAAACTTTAGAAAAAGGAGGCTCAGGAGCATTTGGGGCTTTAAGGGGTAGTGTATTTGAGAAAGTAATGAATTTAGCTCTGGGTAGTTTAGGCGATCCTGGGTCTGAATTAGATGTGCTTATAGATAATGATAGAGAAGCTTTAGAGCTAATATTTAATTTACCCGAAGGTCAATTCGCAAGAGGTGATTTCAAAAACAGCAAGGGACAAAGAGATAAATTTATATCACAAGTTTTAGGCAGTAAATTCAGAGGTGTTACTCGCACAGAAAATGTCAGAAGAAAAACAGCTACTACTAAAAAAGCTAAAACGAGACGTTCTGCTTCTGGATTTATTCCAAACTTTGCGGTTAGCCCTTTAGATCAAGCTGTTCAACGTGAGGCTTCAGCTGGTCTACCAATAAATCAGATCAGAATCAATCAAGATGCTTCTTTAAGAAATTCGGGTAACCCTATGGGTCTAGCTGTAACAAACACCCGAGATGAGCCTACAGGTGCGATTCCAAATTTTGCTAATGGTAGAGCGTCAGATTTTGATATCAATTCTATTAATAAATCTTTTAAAGCATCTAGTAAAGCTGTTGATGAAAACACTAAAAAAACAAAAGAAAACGTCAATGCTAATGGAAGTCTGATAACTAGATTTTTGCTTTTACAAAGCACCATGACATTCTTAAGCGCCGCTACAGGTGATGCGAGTAGTGGTGTAGGTAGATTGACTAATACAGTTAGTGACGCAATTGGGACTTTTGCTCTCGCAGGAACTGCTGGAGAAACATTGTCGGAATTCGGCAATAGTATGGCTGAAAATTCTAAGGGTCTTAAAGGAGCTTTTGGCAGCTTGATTAGTGCAGCTGGCACAGCTGTGACAGCTTTTGGTATTTTTAAAGGGACATTAGATGGCGCACAAAATATATTCTTTGATCTAAGCGGCACGACAGAAGAAAATGCTATTCTTTTTGATAAGTTATCCAAAGCAACTGATGGAGTTATTAAAAAATTCGACGAATTATCTAAAGAAGAACAGTTGCAAATCGAGAGAGAAATTGAACAAGATTTAGGCAAAGCAACTGGAGCTGGTGGTAATGCCCTTAAAAATATATTGGGTGCTCTCGCAGTTGGAAAACTTGTTATTGGTGACAAAGAAGAAAGAGAAGAATTTGGTAGAGATGCTATGGTGTCTGGTGGTGCAATAGAAAAAGTAGCAGCGTTTTTATTAAGGGCTTCGGGAGATAACATACCGACAGAAGATCAGTTAATAAAAGATCCTACTGGAAGAGGAGAACCTTTGTTTCAAACCAATATATTGAAGGGAGGCACAGGACGCACTATTAGTATAAATCAATCTGATCTACTGGGCGTTCAAGAATTATTCAAACAAGCGAGAATCGCTGGTATTTCACTAAGTGAGTTTTCGGATATAGCTAGAGAGGCAGCTGTGCAGGGTCCAGATAGCTTATTATTTGGAGAGGGAACAGGGCGTGGCGGTATGACTCTTGAGGGTATACAAGAGAAGGCTTTTCTTTTTAATGAAGTTCAAAAAAGAATAATAGAGAACGCAGGAGCAGAAACAAAAAGATTAGAAGCGTTATCAACTTTTGCTGAAAGATTAGGAGCAGAGGGTCGTGCAAAATTTATAAAAGGAGCTGATAGATTTGAAACAGCTGAATTTATAAGACAACAGGGCATGAAGTTCGCAGCTCCATTTGGAATTGGTGATTTACCAATGGGTGGAGAATTAGATACTTTACGAGGGGGTCTTGCTGGCGGTGCGGAAGAAGTTACTCAATTAAAGATAGTTGAACAAATTGTAGAAAACATTAAACAATTTAGGGTTGAAGGTAATGATGAATCAAGAATAGCTTTAGAATTAGCAAAAGCTCAAATAAGTAGAACAATCGAACAAAATAAAGTTCTTAGAGATGGCTCTAAGGAAGCGCAACTGCAATTGGATGTAGCCAAATCAAGAGGAGATTTAAGTAAAGAGGATGAAAGAACACTTGCTCTAAGAGTAAGAGATGAAAAATTTAGAACTTCAATTGAACAAGCAAGACTGGGTGCAATTCAGCAAACGGCGAATCAAATGAAAAGAATGGATCTTTCATTGGAGCAACAACAAGCTATCACGCAGTCAATTAATGATATTAGCGATAAGGATCTTCGAACTAAAGAAGGTTTAGCTGGAGTGCTCACAAAAATATTAGGTGTAGAAGACGCAACAGAAGATTCTATTCAAAGACAAGTAGCTTTAGCAGTAGAGACAAATGAAAAACTGATAGATCGTCTGAGTTTACTAGATGAACAAGGAAGAAAAATTTTCTTAGCAAATCAAGATGCTGAGAGATTAAAAGAAAATTTACAGACGGCAGCGGGTAGAGCTAAAGATGCATCTGCACAAACTAAATTTGATACTACAAGAGGTCTGGATGATGAGAAAAGTCGTTTAGAAAGAGAAAAGGCTGCATTACAAAAACAACTTAACAGTGGTAGATTAGGCCAAGATGCTGCTGACGCAGTAAGATCAAGAATAAATGTTTTAGGTCGTAATATATCTCTTCAATCGGGTGCAAGGCGGGAAGCTGGTTTATTACAGCAAATACAAGGAACACAAATCCCATTAAGTAGTGAGGGTTTTGGTGTTCTTGATAGAGGTGCTGGTATGTTTGGAAGAGGTCCAGTAAGTAATAGAGGAAGACAAAATGTCCAAAGAAGACTTAGCCTTACAGAAAATCTTGGAGATGCTAAAGATTCGGAAAGTGCCCTTAACATATTAAAAGAAGCTAGAAGTGAATTAAGTGCTTCGCAAGTAGAAGAAATAGAAAGTTTAAATCTTCTTATAAATGAGTTTGAGCGTAAGATACAAAAAAACAAAGAGGATCAAAAAGCAACTGAGGATCTCACTCAGGCTCAGTTAGATTTGACTACTGCCAGACAGAAAGAACTTAATATTCTTGAAAGAGAGGAGCAAGAACTGAGAAGAGCTGGTCTTGATGTTGAGGCCGCAAACAAAAAAAGAAAAGCAGATGCAATAAGAGAGAGAAGCGATCTACCAACTGGTGTGGCTGCGAGACTAGGAGATATGCAAAGAGGCGTTTTTTCAAGACTACAAAGTGATACTAGTTTTCAAGGTTTAAGTAATTTCAATACTTTAGCCGATAATATTAAAAGTGCGGCTATATCTTTTAAAGACACAATGTCAGACGCTTTGGTCGATGCCATAGCAAAGGGTGAAAGTCTCAAGGATGTTCTACAGTCAGCTGCGACAGAGTTCTTTAACATGATGTCTAAAGCGTTTATGCAAAGCGCTGTTGATCAACTTGTTGGTGGATTCTTGGGTAATGATCAGAGTCAGTCAGGAGGAGGAGGTGGAGGATTATTTAGTGTTATTAGAAATCTAGGTAAAAACTCAGGAGGAATGATAAAAGGTGGATCTGGAGTCAGAGATGATGTTCCAGCTCTTCTTACTGGTGGCGAATTTGTCATGAGAAGAAGCGCTGTTGAAAAATTCGGCCCTAGATTCATGGAGTCTCTAAACTCTGGGAACATACCAATGTTCAACACAGGAGGTCTCTTTACCCCAGGAACATTTGGGCAAGGGGCTATAACTGGAAGCAGAAATTTATTAGGGTTCTCTACTCAATCTTTAACAGGTGGGAGATTTGATACAATAGGCGGCAAAGGAGGTTTAGGTTTTGCCTCCTTAGAGCCTCAGAGTGGTAGACTTACCATGTTTGGTAGAAGAAACAACCCAATGTTCCAAAGAGAACAACAGTCAAAGCAAGAGGCTTTTGGTTTGTTTGCTAGGCAAGCACAGTTTGAAGCTCAATTGAAAGAGCAAAGAAAACAAGAAAGAAAAGCTTTCTTAGGTTCTATATTAGGTTTAGTTGGTTCTATCGCTATTAGTGAAGTAACCAGCGGACTTTTGGGAGGCGGAAAAGGTAAAAAACCTAGTATTCCAAAGAGATTAGCTGCTATAGAAGAAAGGTTGGGAATGGTGCTACCGCCTCTAGGGGCAATCCCTGAAAGAGCTACTGGAGGTTATATTGCTCCATCTGCTGGTATTGATAACGTCCCCGCTATGCTGTCTGGTGGTGAGTTTGTAATGAACGCTGCTGCCACGCAAAGGATTGGTAGAGGCAACTTAGCAGCTATTAATTCTGGCGCATCTGGTGGTGATGATAAAGAAGCTGTAATAAACAGACTAGATCAGTTAATAGCAGTTTCTAGCGATAAAGGAGAAACAGTTGTTAACATAACTATCAACTCTGATGGAACAGAGACTCAAGATGGAAACGCTCAAGAAGATCAACAGCAGTTAGCCAAGAAGATCAAAGACGTAGTTAGACAAACTATTGACGATGAAAAAAGATTAGGTGGCACACTAAGAAGGCAATAAAATGTTTGGATCTAAATCAAATTACGATGCTAATTTCTTTTTCGAGGGTGAACAACTCTCTGGAGTAAATTCTGTAGATATAAACTATTCTAATGCTGCGAATATATCAAAGCCGTTAGGATATCATCTTGGAGCTGTCACAGCCGCGAGTCCAACAACTCAAAATGTTTCTTTTTCTAGATCAATTATTTCATCAAAAAATTATGTTTTAGGAACACAGTTTAGTGGCAGTTTAAATTACCAAGGATCCTCTTACGGTTTCCAAAGTGGATTTGTCGGCAATGTTTCAGTTAATTGTGCCGTTGGAACTATTCCTACAGAAAACGTAACCGTTACTGTATATGATGAACTTTCCTCTGGAGTAAATGCTTCGGGAGAAGTGACCAATACCATACACATACCAAGCCAAGGATCGATTGTCATAAGTTCTGACAATATTAGTAGCAATAGAGTCATAGGTTTTGATTATAGTGTTCAGGCTAACTATAAACCTTATTATACTATCGGTTCTAAAACTGCCGATTCTGTTAAGTATATAGGTCCAGCTACTTATAACGCAACTGTGCAACTTGAAGTAGATGACGTTATGCCTCAATCTGGTTTATTGTTTTTAACAGAAGGTAAAAATGGAAAAGATACAGTTTCACTTACAATAAATGGAAGAGATGGGACAAACATACAAAATTACCCCATACCATCGGCTGTTTTGGTTTCAGAACAACTAAGCGCAACAGCTGATGGTTCATTAAGATTAACTCTAAACTATGTAGGACATCAGTAATGGGAGAAACTTTATTTTATAATAGAGATGTAAATATCTCTGGTGTTTCAGTTCCAAGTGATCTGACTGGTCTTTCTTTGACTCCTGTTTATGGATCTTCTGTTAGGTTTGCTTCAGATTCAAATACGTATTTAACTGACAATTTTTATTATAATTCAATACCTCTTTCTTTGAATAGCTTAACAGCACAGTTTGATATAAAGTATAATCTTAATCAGTCTAATGCTAAAAGTTTAGCGGCATTTATAGAAAATCAATCTGGTCAAAATCAGATAGAATTTATAGCAGATACAAGAACATATAAAACAGTATCTGGTTTTTGTAATGACTACTCTATCAACTTTGTCAATAATCAAAATTTTGAAGTTGGTATTAGTATATCAGTTGATGGTGCTCCCACACTTTTAAATTGGTCTGGTGGGAATTTTGCTAATGTAGATTTTGAAACTTGGGCTGATTCAATAAGTTATAAAAAATACGATGTTGTATTTAGTGGCATAAATGAAAATAAATTAGATAATTTTTACTATTGCACTGTAGATCATTCTTCGACCGAAACAAATAGTCCCACTGGAGCTTCTACAGCTTGGAGTCAACAATTCTTTTTTGAACCAGATATAGGCACCACTAATAACGTAAGCATAAAAGCTGATATACAAGAGTTTAATAATTCCTTTAAACAAAGGCTGAAAACACAAGATAACATTTCAACATTCCCGATTAGTTACAGCTTTACTAATATTAGTGATCATCAACTAAAATCCATGATACATTTCTTAGAAAGAAAAGGTGGCTACAGAAGATTTGAGCATCAAATACCATCTGTTTATGATAGACCAAAGGTCTATTATTCTCCGAGCTGGAGTCATACGTGGGTGGCTTTTAATTCTAATAATTTAACGGTAGATCTGGTAGAAGATCCACTAGGCGTTATACCACCATCGACATAAAATGGCTAGAAACATATTAAATAGTAATAATTTAGCTGTTCTTATTCAGCAAGGGAACAATCTTGGTAGCAATTACTCTCAAGACTTAGATTGCAATTTATTTGAAGCTGTTCAGGATTTTAATTATTCCGTAGAATTTCCAAGGCAAGATTTAAAACAGATAGGAAGTCAAGGACTCGCAACTAGAGATTTTCCATTTCAGCCTGATGTTCAGCTATCCCTTACCTACATACCAACTGTAGGTTTTCAAAATGAAGAATTTGCAAATTTTCTTTTCCCTGTCACAGCTAGAGATAAGTTTTATAATTTCTTTTCTGGCACATTAGATTTTGATTGTAATTTTGTAGTCATAGCTGAACCAAATCAGGGTTCTGATGTTTTTAATAGGCTAGCTTTTGATGAGAGCAGATTTAATCTTAATGGCTTAAACGCGATATCTTTTGGAAATTGTTTTCCGACAACTTATGGTTTGTCTTATTCAAATGGCTCTATGCCAGCTATATCGACTAATTATATCTGCTCTAATGTTGTAATGGAAACTCTTACGGGCACATCAATGATTAAGCCAGCTATAAATTTAACTGGTGGCAACACTGACAACGTAGGACAAATTTTGTTCCAAATTGACCCGAAGACAACCAGTGATATAGATCCAACAATAGTAGATCCAGTAGGTTCTCAGACTTCAGTAACCTTGCAAAATTTACAAGTGGGTGGGCAAAATTTAAGTGGTGTCCACTTTATACAGTCTTTAGATATGTCAGTAGATCTGCCTAGAACTTCCCTATATGGCTTGGGGAATGACTTTGCTTATGGAAGAAAAGCTCAACTTCCAGCTAACGGATCATTAACCGTTAGTTCTCTAGTTTCAGGATTAGATGATGGAGTAATAACAGGTGTATTATCTAATGACGAAAATTATAATTTCGATATAAAATTTGGCTCCGCATCAGGTTCTTTTGAATCTATATATAGAATAGAGGATGCTAAATTAAACAGTTATAATTATGGTATAGCTGTTAATGATTTTATGAACTTTGATGCTCAGTTTACTTTTAAAGTAACAGAAACTAGAGGTTTAAAAGTAAGTGGTAGTAATACCTAATCATAATCTATTTTAACATTTTTACTTTCGTATCCACGTTCTTTAATTCTGTTTGGATGCTCTGCACCTTTACGTTGTTTAGAATAGTTGTTGTAGAACTTTTCTTTTACTGGATCTAAGCCGCCAGCTTTCTCTGCTCTTTTACTGCTCAGTTCTGAAGACAAATCCATCATATCACCTATTGTTCCTTTTTTGTTATAGGTTGCATCAATATACTGTTGTTTGTTAAAAGGATCTACAGAACTATCAATGGAGGCGTTGGGTGAAAGAAATACCCTCTTCCACTCAACGCCATCCTCTGAGTAGGTATGTTCATCGTTCATACCTTGAAGAACTTCTTTATACTTTTCGTCCTCTGGATGTTTGTATACGTAAATAGGCATTATGTTTTAATTTCTATCTCAGTGCTTTCAGCTACAGCTCTTTTTGGTAATGTCAATTTAAGCAGTCCATTTTTAAGCTCCGCATCAATATGTTTTTCTGAAACAGAATTATTTAATCGTAGCCTAAACTTTTGTGACCTATCTTCATTTTTTGCATTAATATAAAGAGTATCATCAAGAACTTTTATCCTGACATCTTCTTTGCCAAAACCAGCTAGTTCTAGCTCCATTTTATAAACGTCCCCTGCGTCAACAACTGGATGTTCTGCTTTCATGTGATCGGTTGTATTAAAAAATGATTCAATTAAATTCATACTTAGACTTAACATTATCTATGCCATAATTTTATGCATTAATTACAGCTAAAATTTGCTCTACAGTTTTAGTGTAGGACATTTCTTCTGCCAACTTTTGACCCTCTGTGTTAAGTTGTCCTGCTTTCTCAACGGCTTTTTCCATAGCGCTAACAGCTTCATTTTCGTCCCAAAGATGGAATGTGCCATTATTAAAGATAGAATTACTGGCAAAAAATACACCGTCTTCAACTGGCATCTCCCCTTTTGGTTCGACAAGTATTGAATTTTTTTCAGTAGCCCAATCTTTATGAGATGTAGCGTTTAAAACTACACTCCATTTTCCTAGACAAGTTGCATTAAACGCTGGCAAATTCCAGCCTTCTCCCCCAGATAAACCTGTAAGATCAATATCAATTGAATTCAATAATTCATTTACCTCTGAGTTTTTTTCTAAAGTAGGTAAAAAGTTAATATTATTAAAATGATGCCCTTGTAGAGTGTCTGCTATCACACCTCTCATTTGATCGTCATTAAAAAAAGGATTATTTATACAGCAAGTCAATTGATATTTATTGTTATTACCATATTTTTTTAACCAAGTCCTAATTATGCTTTGGGTGTGTTTTCTTCTTTCAAACTTACCCATCAAACCAAAATGGATTGTATCTTTTAAGTAAGTCTTCTCGGTTCTAAAAAAATCTTCATCAAAGCCAAGGGGTATACTCGTCGCCAGTTCAACCCCAGCTTCTCTAAAATGATCGGCTGCATATTTTGAACTAAAGATAATCTTGTCTTGGACAAGAGCTATTTGCTTTTCTATTTGTGTGGGTTTGTTACACTCATAGAAAGTGTATAGATATTGAGACGGATTTTTTCTGTTTTCGCTACCGTTCAGATGCCACAACTTTAGAGAGGGCACACAAGGATCTAGATAGTCCCATCTCTTATTTATACAGTCTTCAATATATTTTTTGGTATCCTCGCTAGGATCAAAAGCAGATAGATCTAATTGATTTAGATCACCAATAGGGAATATTCCTAGATCTACGTCTAGCTTTCTTAACTCTCTTATGAAATTATAAGAGACATTACCAAAGCTTAACCTGTTTATAGGGGCTTCTAGTAATAATTTCATTAAAACGGAACATCTTCGTGTTCTGAGTTTTGTGAGTTCTCTCCATTAGATTCTGAATCAGACTTTTTAGATGAACTCAAGAACTGTAAATCTTTACCTCTGATGAAATACTTGCTGAAATTTTTGCCGTCTTTCTCCCAAGAAGACATGCAAAGCTCTCCTTGCACCATAAACTCTCTGCCTTTGGTTAAATACTTTTCAGCGATCTCTGCTGTTTTGTCCCAAAACTCAATATCTACAAAACACTTTGTTTTTGCGTTAGCTGTCGAAATGCCAGCCCTAAGATTAACTACCTTAGATCCAGATTTAGTATTCCTAACTTCTGGATCTTTTACAAGATATGCTGCTGCTGTTACTGAATTAAACATAATTAATTTCTTTTTTTACTTTGTTAATAAAACGGTTATGGATGTTTATACAACCTTGAATACTCATGTCAAGAGCTTCTGCTATTTTTCTCCAAGGAGTTAATTTATTGTTATCGACATTGTATCTCATGTCAATAATTTTTTTAACTCTAAAATCTTTTTCTTTATTTAAAGTTGATTCTAACAAAGCAAAAGCCTCCTGCTTATTAAGTTGACCAATAAAACTTTCAGAAAATGGCTCGTCAGAAAGAGGAACATCATCCATAGACATTTCATTAGATCTTTTTTTCTTATTAATTATATTGAGGCATTTCCATTTTGCTTGATTAGCTAGATAAGTTGAGAATTTAGTATTCTTTTCAGGATTAAAACTAACAGCAGAATTAAAAATTACATAATCTTTTTCTTTAACTGCTTGAGACCTATCAATATTGTAGAAAGGATGAGACAAAAATTGATTCACCATAGAATGGTATATCCCAGAATGTCTGTCAACTAAAGCAGACAAACTTTCTTCGTCCGTATTATCGTCTTGTATACGACAAATTAGTGTTAAATCGCTTTCCACTAGGACACATAGTAAAATGAAATTTTTATTTTTCAACAAAAAAGTGCATTATTTATAATATATTTATAAAACGTAATAGTAAGCGATAACGTATTGCCTTACTAAAACGTAAAAGAAGAAGAAACGTCTTAGAACCGTTTCACGGTAATTATAATCACGCGCTTTTAGGATGTCAAAACAAAATTTTCACAAATTTTTCTATTGACGATGATGCCAATGCTGTATAAGTGTAATCTCCTTTAAGATGATTTTTGAAGAGCAAGTATCAAGGAAGCCCGACCATTATGAGTGGGCGCAGGAGTTCATCGAGGCGATGCACAATGGGTTTTGGACAGACAAAGAATTTAGCTTTAGTAGTGATATTCAGGACTTTAATGTCAACCTCAATGAAGATGAGAGAGAGATGATAATCAGAACTTTATCTGCGATTGGACAGATAGAGGTCGCTGTCAAGAAGTTTTGGAGTAAATTGGGTGATAACTTACCTCACCCTAGCTTGACTGACTTAGGTTACGTGATGGCTAACGTGGAAGTAATTCACAATAATGCTTACGAAAGACTTCTTAAGGTTTTGGGGCTAGAGGATGTTTTTGAGGAAAACCTGAAGCTTGATTTTATTGAAGGCCGTGTAAAATATTTGAGGAAGTATACTCATAAGTTTTACAAAGATTCTAAGAAGCAGTATGTTTACGCATTAATTCTTTTTACTTTGTTTGTAGAGAATGTCTCTTTGTTTAGTCAGTTCTATATTGTTAACTGGTTTAATCGCTATAGGAATGTGCTGAAAGATACAGGGCAGCAAGTGAAGTATACGAGAAATGAGGAAAACATTCATGCGCTTGCTGGCATCAAGATTATCAACACCATTAGAAGCGAGCATCCAGATCTTTTCGATGAAGAGCTTGAGGAGAGGATAGCTCATGAGGCGCAAGCAGCTTTCGTAGCAGAGAGCAAGATAATTGATTGGATGGTAAATGGTTTTAACGAGACGGGTCTAAACGCTAATATTTTAAAAGAGTTCATTAAGAATCGTATCAATGATTCTTTAGAAAAAATCGGGTTTTCTTCTGCGTTCGAAGTTGACACTTCTGCTTTGGAAGATACAATGTGGTTCGAAGAAGAACTGATGGGCAACAATGCCACCGACTTCTTCCACTCTCGTCCCGTAGAGTATTCTAAAAATTCGCAAACATTTGATGCTGACGATCTCTTTTGATGAAAAAATATAAGTGGCTTAATAAAGACTCCAG